CACGCTTGCTGCATCCGGCGCGGATGCGCCGCTTTCACCAGCCCGGCGGTAATGCTGCCGGGCCTCTTCGGGGCAACGCCGTTTCGCGCCCGCGCGTTCCGTCATTGCGGCGGGTCCCTGCTCATATCCTCCTGGTCATTTCACCCTTCTGAGTCCTTTCGCCGGGGCTGAGACAAGCACAGTCGCCGTCAGCCGTCCAGGGTAAATGGCACGCGGTAAACCGCGCCCCGGACTGCTGCCATCGCCCGCGCTGGTTTACGCCCCTGCGGCGAACGGCTCTCAAACGGGTGAAGGTAACAACCAGCGGGAGCGCTCAGCAGGTCCCCGCAAAACGTCAAAACCGCGGCCCCGGCAACTCAACGGGTGATGGTTTTCAAAAGCATAAAAATCAGATGATTAAGGAGATTTATCATGACAGTACGCGGCGTGAACAGAGTGACTTTAATTGGTTTTCTGGGGCAGGACCCGGAAATCCGCTACATGCCCAACGGCGGCGCGGTAGCCAACCTGAGCCTGGCAACGTCAGAGTCCTGGCGCGATAAGCAGACCGGGGAAATGCGTGAGAAAACCGAGTGGCACCGCGTGGTGCTGTTCGGAAAGCTGGCCGAAGTGGCCGGGGAATACCTGCGTAAGGGCGCACAGATTTACGTTGAAGGTCAGCTGCGCACCCGCAGCTGGCAGGACGACGCAGGGGCAACCCGTTACGTCACCGAAATCGTGGTCGGCCAGAATGGCACCATGCAGATGCTCGGCGGTCGCCGTGACGGGGGCCAGCCGCAGGAAAACCCGCAGTACAGCGGTCAGCCAGCACAGCCTGCCCGGGCAGCATCACAGTCTGCTGACGGCGCATCCGGTGAGAAAAAAGGGCGCGGGAAGGGCAAAAAAGCCGCCGCGCAGCCGGAGCCTCAGCCGCCGCTGGGCGAATGGCCGCCCGTCGATGATATGGACAGCATACCGTTCTGAATGCATCCCGCCCCGCACGGTCGGGGCATCCAAAAGGAGTCCTGATAATGGATAACACCACCCTTCCGGTATTACCCGATGGTCCGTTCACCCGCCGCCAGGCCGAAGCCCTTGTGGCCGCTTACGGCAACGTGACGATCGAAGACGACCAGGGTACGCACTTTCATCTTGTTGTCCGCGTGGAGGGCATGCTGGTCTGGCGCGACTGGAATTTTGAAGCCGATGCGGGCTGTGAGCTGAACCGTTATATCGCACGATACGGCGTGAGAAGGCAGTAAGAGGTGCCGGATGCGTGGGGCATCCGGCAGACAGTCATCAACACTATGAGGTATCAACTATGTCAGTAACCGAGTCTAAAGCAAAAGCACCCGCGAAAACCAGCAAAAAAGCCGTAAAGCCTGCCGCCGCTGCGGCGCTGAAGGCCGCCCTTGATGCGGTGCAGATTGAAATGGTGCCGCTGTCGGCGCTGGTCAAATCTCCGCTGAACGTCCGCACCGTCCCGTATTCCACTGAAAGCGTACGCAGCCTGGCGAACACCATTGAGTCCGTTGGCCTGCTGCAGAACCTGGTGGTGCACACCCTGCCGGACGGCACGTCAGGCGTTGCCGCCGGGGGCCGCCGCCTGACGGCGCTGCAGCTGCTGCGCGATGAATTGCGCATCGATGCCGGGGTCAGCGTAGCGGTCAAGCGCGTGTCGGATGAAATGGCGGTCATCGCCTCGATGGTTGAAAACGACCAGCAAAAGGCTATGCATCCGGCAGAGCAGATTGCCGGATTCCGTACCCTGTCACAGCAGGGCAAAACCCCCGCGCAGATTGGCGACGCGCTCGGCTTCGGCTCACGCCACGTTCAGCGCATGCTGAAGCTGGCGAACCTTGCCCCGGAACTTATTGCCCTGCTGGCAGAGAATAAACTCGACGTGGAGCAGTGCCAGGCGCTGAGTCTGGAAAGCGACCCGGCGCGTCAGGTGGAAATTTACGGGCGTGTTCAGGCCGAATACAGCCATGCTCCCGCACACCTGCTGAAACGCGCCGTCACCGACACCGAAATCTCCGTGCGCCATCCCCGCTTCGTCTTTATCGGGCGCGAGGCGTATGAGGCGGCGGGCGGCGTGGTGCGTGAAGACCTGTTCAGCGCAGTAGAGGGTGACGGAACGGCAGACAGCGTACTGGTTGACCGTCTGGTGCAGGCCCGGCTTGCGGAGGAAGCGCAACGGTTGCAGGA